ATTAGTAGGGATAGTATCTTAAGTGTTAGGGTATATTTTATTAAGTTTTTTGTGTCGTTCAAAGTAGGATTGTGCCCCACGAGATTTTTGCTGACTCATTACATTCTCGTAATAGACAGGATCAAGAAAGGTTTTTGCTTCGTAGTTGTAGTACACTTGGTCACCACGACTAAAGTTTTTGCCAGTCAGACTGCATCTGCAATCATACTTAGCGGTGATTAATTCAAAATTCATAGATGGGTTTTTTGTTTTGTTATTCGTTAATTTGTTTTAATAACTCTAATTGAAGTTTTTGAGGCAATTCGCTACAAGAAATAGCAATATCATCAACCCCAGGCATTATGTCGTATTCTGCCTCTTCTTTTGTTGCATAAATAACAATTTTTTTGTCGGACTCCCAACGATTTACTTCTTTACATATTACATTGTAAACAACATAATCGGTTTTTTGTAGCATTTTCATAATAAAGGTTTTTGTTTTGTTTGGTAAAATTAAGAAGTTTTTGGTATTATTTAAGATTTTTATGTTAAAATATTCACAAAAGTTTTTGGCTGATCCAAACAGATTTTTGTCGCATGGGATTTTTAGGGGATTTTTAGCAGGTTTTTGCCATAGGGTTTTTGGCAGGTTTTTGCCCTATCATATAAAAATGTCTATTAGTTGCATAAACAACTAATGTTTAAACATTAATGTTATAACATTGATATTTTTTACTTTGCATAGTACTGCAATACTTAAAAATACCCTTTTAAGCCTATTTTAAGCCTCAAATTTGGCCTATCTTTTAAAATTGATATAAGGATACCAACTAAAAAAAAGAAGCCTAAAATAAGCCCTAAATTTAACGAGCTAGAAAGTCCTGATAAGCTTTTTTAGTTCTTTGCTCCTGGCTTAGCTCCTGGCTTACTTTATTAGCGATTGCCTGCAGCTCCTTAAAATAAAGATCCTGCAGGAACTCAAGCCAATACCTTTGTCCTGGATCATTTAAGGCCTTAATCTTGTTTATCTTGTTTTTTAACGCGTAGATATTCATAAAATATTAATTTAATGAGCTCCTTTGCCAGGATTTGATCCTGCAGCCTATAGCAAACAAAGGATATAAAAAAGGCCCTAAACTAAATTAGGGCCCTAAAAAATATTATTTTTAATTACTGTATGAATATTGGATATTACGAGCTTTGAGCTCCTTTATTGACTGGCTGGCCTTCGATCCTTTCGGCTGCTGGCCATGGATTAACAAAGCAAAGCTTTCTTTAGTCTTATATGCTGCCTCGTCCGTATGATCAATTAATAAACCTAGTTCCTCGGCTTGCTCAGGACTGTATACTACTTTTGCGAATTTTAGGCCGTGCAAATTAATTTGAGCATCTAATTTGCCACCTTCTGAGGCATTAAGTACTAAATTGCTAGGTATTTCTTTTATATAATTTACCCAATAAATTAAACTTTTTGTGTAAGCATAAAATAAGACTGTAGGCCTAAGCTTTGCCACCTGCAGCCATGCTAAAAAGTATGCTTCATTAAAAAAGTCACCACTGACATGAATTCGTACTATATTAGCTTTTTTCGGTAAGCTAGCTAAAATAAGATCCTTACTTTCGTTACTGTTAAGCTTTTTTAATAGGTCGAAATTATGCCACCTGGCCAACCTTACATTAGGATAAACGGCCTCGGCCGATGCAGCAAAGCACCTAAATTGGGTATTGGGGCCGTCCGTTAATTTGCCGGTTAGTTTATCGGCTTTGCTTAGGCATTCATTCGCGAAGGGGCAGGCATGCCCTGCAGGCAAAGAAAAAGTATAAATATTTTTACCAAGCTTTGCGTTTCCCTGTTGAAATTTTAATAGTTGCATGATTTTTGAATTTAAGGTGATTTATTTTTAATTGTTATTGTTATTGTTTTTTTTCGAATAGTGTTTTAGCATATACATAAATGAATACAAAAGAAAGTACTAATAACACGAATTCGCCTAAGCTAATTACTTGCATGACTCAGATATTAAAAGGTGGATTAATAGGCGTAATAAAGTACCTACAAAATAGGTAACTAAGCCAATGAATAAAATAGGTAATATTACCTCGCTAAATTGATACATGATAAAGGATTGAATTGTTATTAAATTGTTTCTACTTTGTAACCTAAGCTAGAATAAAAATTCATTTTAGCTATTAATGCAGCATCGTTAAATTCATGTACTGGAATTAAAATAGTCACCCAATTATTGCCGTATCTTTCAGTCTTATAAACTTTAAAGGCCTTAATAAATTCGTTCAATTTTGTACCTGGTTTGTTTGTGTTTTTCATTTTGTTAGTGTTTAATGAGCAATAAAGATATGTATAAATATGAAATAATATTAAAAATACTTAAATTATTTTAGTTAAAATTGTGTTAACAAAGTAATGTGTACAAAGTACACTAAGGTATTCGGCCTTGATCCTGGTATATAGTTATTAGTATATGTTATATTAAATAGTATAGTATATATTATATAATGTATGTTATATTAATCAATATATACATTACCTAATAAATTCTATATTATCTAATATAGGGATACATTAATACATAAATTGAATTGATATATTATTGGCTAATTGTTAGCGGTCGCATAACGATGCGTAATTAGTCAATAAATTTAAAATACATATTTTTGGGCTTAATAGGGTAGGGGAGTAAGGCAAAATAAGGCAAAATAAGGTAGGGCAAAGCATGTCAAATAGTCTATTTAACATAATATAGTTTATAGGTAATTTGACCAAGCACCCTATACCCTATTGTTTCGTACGGAAAAATTCGTAGATGCCTTGTGCCCTCCAATATTCTGATATCAACCATGTTTTTATATTTTTTCACATTGTCAATTTTTTTTATTTTCCATATAACCCATTATAATTTATTATAATATGAAAGACACAGTAGCCAAGAGAACTTACAGATGTAAATGCGGAGTATCTACAGAGGATTATGTTTGGGAGAGTTCCATAAGGGAACATACCATCAAGTGCACTAAGTGCGAAAGTGTACTTAGCTTTGAACATATCAAGGTAGAGAAGGTAGTACATATCACATCTATCCGAACACCAACTAAAAACCGATAATATGAATGCAGAGTTCAAAGACATCAGTAAGGAAGCTTTTATCATAGCTTACAAGGAGAATTTTGGCAATATCACCATTGCTTGTGAATCAGCAGGGGTTGGTAGAGGCCAGTACAAGTCCTGGTGTGACAAAGATCCTGAGTTTAGACAAAGACTAGCTGAAATAGAGCCTGAGGAGATTATGCTTGACTTCGGTGAGCATAAGCTGATGGAAAGGATTGCCAAAGGCGACACTTTGGCTACAATGTTCCTGTTAAAGACTAAGGGTAAGCGTAGAGGCTATATCGAAAGGCAAGAAGTTGCTCATGAAGGAGATGTCGTTAAGCAGATTACTGTTAATGTCCTAAAGGCTAACCATGTAGAGGAACTACCTAGCAGCACTCCGCAGTTGGATGGTGATGAGAATACTCAGCTAGAGGATACAGGATTCGTTGTTCCAGCTACCGAAGCTGCTAATATCCAAGATATCCCACTTTACGAGTTTGATAAGGAGGTAGATGTGCCGAATGAGATGGATATTTATGAGGAATAGCGTTTAAATGCCATTTTAAGCGTAGCGGAAAGTGGTGTGTACGCTATAATCAATTTATTGCCACTTTTAAGGCGATTCTAGGGCATATCTGCCTTTGAGTAGTACTATCTATCCAAAACGAGGCAAAGTGTCTTAAATCGCTTTTAAATGCCTTTTAAATGGATTGCATGAATTTTTCCGAATTAGTGTCACTAATTTATATAAATATGTGACAAAGTAAGGGGTAATTCAATTATATGTTGTAACATATAAATACTACTATTTGTTACGAAACATATGCAAATGAATATAATTCGGTAGTGATACTACCCTATTATCAAAAAATGTAAACTCTGCAAGTTTTGATAGTGTTCACTTATTTAGGTTGTTCATGTTTCGTGAACAGAGATAAAAAATGAACTGTCCGATATTTAAGGATAGTTGGATTATAAAAAGTTGTTGTACCTAAATTATAAAGTCAAGTCATTACTTTACTTTAAGGGGGGTAAAGTAAAACAATAGCTTTACTATTTTACTTTACTCAATTGACTGAGTAATTTTACTCAATGAGCCGTAAATGATTGATAAACGGCTCAAGAATGATTGATAAAGTGCCTTATAATGCACAAAAGCATATCAGAATGTGCATTTTATGACTCATTATGCCATCATTAGTGTCAAATAATGCACTTTATGGTGGATATCCCCTACTTTCCTATAAAACCAAAAAGATTAGCTTTGTCTTGAGCAAACCAAAATTTTTAATTTATTTCTATGGAAGTAACCACCAATGTTGTCTTTGAAGTTCTAAACAACTCAAAGAAGAGAATCTCTGTTATGCAAGGAGGTACGAGGTCAGGAAAGACTTACAATGTGCTTACCTGGTTTATAGTAAAGCTCCTACAAGAAAGAGGTAAAACGCTAACAATTTGCCGTTCATCCTTACCAAGTATCAAAGGTTCGGTCATGAGGGATTTTATTGAGATACTATCGAAGTATAAGCTCTATTCCGAGGAGAAGCACAATAAGTCCGAGAATCTGTACTTCCTTAATGGCAACACCGTAGAATTTGTTTCTACCGACCAACCTCAGAAGATTAGAGGTCGTAAAAGGCACTACCTGTTTATAAACGAGGCCAATGAGGTTAACTACGAATCTTGGATGCAGTTAGCCCTAAGAACTACGGATAAAATCGTACTTGACTATAATCCTTCCGATTATTACTCTTGGATATACGATAAGGTCATTCCTAGGGAAGATACTGACTTTACCATCACTACTTATAAGGATAATCCATTTCTAGACAAAACCATCATAGCGGAGATTGAAAGGCTTAAAGATGCCGACCATGAGTATTGGAGAGTTTATGGACTAGGAGAAAGGGCAATTAGTGAAGCAACGATTTATTCGCATTGGAGAAGGAGAAGAAACTTCCCAGAGGGTGGAGATATTTTCTACGGACTCGATTTTGGTTATAACAACCAAACGGCACTTGTTAGATGTAAAAACTTTGATGGCGATATTTATGTCGAACAACTTATCTACGATACGAAGATGTCAACTGCACTTCTTATAGACAGATTAAAGTCCATGGGCTTATCTCGTAGGGATGAGATATTTGCGGATGCTGCTGAACCCAAAACAATAGCCGAGGTGAATAAAGCAGGGTTTAATTTAAAATCAGCTACCAAAGATGTGTTCGCAGGAATTAACAAGGTTAAATCATTTCCATTATTTATAAAATCAGAATCCTTAGATTTGTTAGATGAGATTAAAAACTACAAGTGGAAAACGGATCATGATGGCAACACAATGGATGAGCCTGTTAAGTTTCGTGACCACTTGATGGATGCTATGCGTTATGCCATATACTCAAAATATGCGAAAGCAAAGAGAGGATGGGTGGTATAGACTAAAAATTTGTTACTTTTGTAAAAATATCATATAGTGAAGTTAACGGACATACTAAGTGCGGTTAATCCTTTTAAACAAAAGGCAGCCCCTAGAAAAAATACGAACCTTAATAACCCATTTGGTGATTTTGGTGGTTTAATAGGCGGTAGAACGCTTTACCCAAATTTAGACTATGCCAAGTTCGTACAAGACTACGATAACAATAGCGAAGTCTATTCTATCATCAAGCGTATCTCAAAGACAATCTCTACAGTTCCATTTTATGTTTATAAGGTTAAGAGCAAGAAAGACTTGAACACTTATAAATCTATGATGGCTAACGCATCAAGCGGAGCAGATATTGCTCGTGCGGAGTTAGTTAGGATTAAAGCAGTTGATGAGATTGCTGATAGTCCATTAAACAAATTATTAGAAAGACCGAATCCATACCAATCATTCTCCGAGTTCATCGAGAATATCATTGGTTATAAACTTATTACAGGCAACTCTTATATCTGGGCGAATAGACTCTCCAATGGTAAGGTTGCCGAACTAGTTACTCTCCCATCCCAATATGTCGCTATCATTAGCGATGGTACTATCAATGGGGTTGAAGGCTACTCTTTCACATTAGTTGGGTGGGATCAGTTGGATGCTAAAGATGTAATCCACTTAAAATACTTCAACCCCTACTTCTCAACCAATGGACAACAATTATATGGATTATCGCCTTTACAAGCTGCTTACAGAACTGTTCAACGCAGTAACGATGCTAAGGATACCTCTGTAGGTATGTTGCAGAATCAAGGGCCTAAGGGTATCTTGTATGCAGATGAGTCAAATGATTTCGGCCCTGAACAAGCTGGTAAGTTAAAAGAAGATTTCTACAATCAGTACGGAACTAAAACCCAAGGAGGCATTATTCAAAATGCTGGTAAGATTTTGATTGCAGGTGCTAAACTAGGTTGGGTGAATATGGGATTATCCCCTGTTGACCTTCAGTTGTTAGAGTCAGAGAAGATTACGCTTCGTGAGTTGTGTAATGTGTACGGAGTTAACTCTGCACTATTTAACGATCCTGATAACAAGACTTACAATAACATGAAAGAGGCTAAAAAGGAAATGCTTACTCAAGTAGTACTTCCTGAATTAGTTTTAATTCGTGATGCGTTCAATAGATTCTTTGAAGGTGAAATAGGACAAGGATATTATATCGATTTCGATATTACAGTATTCCCAGAGTTGCAAGAGGATATGAAAGAGTTATCTGCTATTCTTTCTCAATCATGGTGGATTACTCCTAACGAAAAAAGACAAGCAATGAGATACGATACTGTTCAAGATGATGTCATGAACTCTATCTTTATCCCTGCTGGTTACCTACCTATCGATGAGTTAACAATGTTGCAGAATCCAAGAGATGCTCAACAACAAGGAGATTATAATTTGCCTCCTGTAAAATAATATGGATGTCCAAGATATTACAACCTTCTCAGCAATTCAATTTGCAACAAACCATAGCGAGGAAGTCCATCACGGAGTTTAGGCCTAAAATACAAAAGGCCTTACAAAGTGATTTTAATAAAGCTGCGGAATTGGTAAAAGAGATGGGCGTATTTCAACTAGCGAACTATAACAAGACATTTTTCAACCAAGATAAGATTAGCGATATTTTACGAACTTTGTACGAAGGTACTGGTGGTTATACTGCTATGAGGTATCAGAAGATATTTGACAAGTATAAGAAGGCAGAAGATTTTGACCTTGATCCGTTAAACATAATGGATGAGTGGTTAGCGTTTATGTTGTCGTACTGGGTTTCGATTAGTGGCCCAAAAATGTACGGCATACAAAACACAACGGATAACGAGATAGCTAGGATACTAAACAATGCGATTGCTTATGGAAGGGCTAATAACCTTTCTACAAACGAAACAAACGCAATGGCTATACAAATGCTAAGAGAAGGTAAGATAAATGTTTCAAGGAGTTTATTAATAGCAAGAACAGAATCTCATCAAGCTTTAAGCACAGGTGCGATTGGGGCAACACAAGGAATTAATATACCTTTGCTAAAACAATGGGTTCACTCTGAATATGTTGGTAGTCCAAGAACTTGGCATATCGCATTAGACAGACAAACGAATCCTGATGATGGTGGAGTAAGAATACCTGTGAATCAACCATTCCTAGTAAACACTCCAAACTACGGTGTAATTGAAATGCAATATGCACATGATGCAAGTGGTGGAGCAGCGAATAACTGCAACTGCCGATGCTGCACGGTGTATGTTGATTAAACAAATAAATATGAGTAATTTTTATAACAAGAAATCAATCGAAGGTTCTCCAATAGATATGGAGGATGGAAGTAGAATTATTACTATGTACTATTCTGCTTTTGGTAATGTGGATTCCGATGGTGATATAATCACTCCAGGAGCATTCACTAAAACACTAAAAGAAAATGGCCCACAAGCCAAGAACAGAATTTGGCATTTAATGAACCACTCTACAGACAAGCCTATTGCTAAACCGTATGAGATGATGGAAGATGCTTATGGTTTAAAGGCAAGTGTTAAGATACCTAATACGACTTTAGGTAATGACTTGTATGAGTTATATAAAGATGGTCATATCACAGAACATAGTATCGGATTTCAGACTATTAAGTCACAACAGAAATCAGGGTACAATGAAATCAATGAAATAAAATTGTTTGAGGGTAGTTCGGTATTGTGGGGTGCAAACGCTAATACACCAACAGTAGGAGTTAAAAGTCAGATTAAGTCAACTCTAGTTGATGAGATGGGTAAAACCATTAAGTCATTGAGAAATGGACACTTTACTGATGAAACTTTTGAGTTGTTAGAACTTAAACTTAAACAATTACAACAATATCTATCTGAAATGGAAGATGAAGAGTCAATCTCTCCTGAGCCAACCGCTGAAGAAGCATTGCCAACTGAGGAAGAAGATCCGATGATTTCCGTAGAAATAGAAATAAACAAATATTTACAATCATTTAAAATTTTCAACTAATGGTAGAAGAAATTAAAAGTGCGTTCGAGGGCATCAAATCCGAAGTAAACGGAGCAATCGAAAGTGCAAAGGCTGATAATGCTAGTGCATTAGAAAGCGTAAAGGCTGAATTAGAAGCTACTAAAGCT